TGATAACTCCAACGTCTTCATCAGTCGTATTGTAAAACGTACCGTATTTTGGATTCTTCCAGCTAGGCACACCCGCTGAAGTCATTGCCAAATATGAACTAGCTGTCGGTTTGGGTAACTTAGATAATACGTTTGTTGCGCTGCAATAAAGAATGTCACCCACAGCATACGTTGAAATGTTTGTGCCACCGTTAGCAATTGGCAACACACCTGACACATGGGTAGTCAGACCAACCTTACCGTATGCGGGTGCAACGCCTACGCCACCAGATAACAATACGTTACCAGTAGCTACGTCAGGTAATCTTGATAACGCTGTTGTGCCACTCGCAAAGATAATATCGCCAATAACGTAAGACGATAGACCTGTGCCACCATACGCTGCGCCAATCGTTGTAGCGTTCCATGTGCCAGCGGTTAGTGTCCCAACGCCTGTAATACCTGTGTACGATCCTGATATACGGGCGGGATCAATCGTCCCGCTAGTAATCTGTGAAGCAGCAATCGCAATAGCGACGTTACCCGCAACCGTTAGTTGACCTTGGGCGTTTACAGTTAAAGTCGTAACAGACGATGCAGAACCGTAAGAGCCAGCCGTGACACCTGTGTTAGATATACCGACCGTCAACGCACCGTTTCCGTTGATTTGGAAAAGTCCCGCACCCGCGGTCAGATACGCAACAGTATAGTTACCGGCAGAATTACCAATTAAAATTTGCCCGCTTGTGGGGATGACGTTTGTGCCTGTACCGCCAAACACCGGCGTAGTGATACCCGTGCCGCTACCAAGAATGGTATTAAGGTTGTTAAAATACCTAAACCATTGGGTAGTCATTAACCCCGTATTGCCTTGAACAAGAGGTACGCGAGGCGCGGGGATTTGGGTGATGTTAGGCATTTGTGCCGCTAATGATTAGTTCAGCGCCCACAATGTCGATCTTAACTGGATCAGTGCCCGACACTTCATACACTCGGTCGCGCAGCTTTTGCGTCATGCCTAGTCGACGCCAGATGGCGCGGAACCCATGCTCTCCAATCTTACCGATCGACGCCCAATGTTCGTTCGACCAAGTGTGACCGCCGTCATCGGACCAACGCAACATAACCTGTGGGTTAGCACCTTGTACAAAAGGCGGCGAAAAAAGTAACAAATCACCACTGGTAGTTACAAGTTGATCTCCACTAGAAGTGTAAAAAAACCATTCAATATTTTCAGTTTGATCAACGCCGTTTAATCCTACACCTGTCTCGCAATCTAATTGAAGACTATGTTGAGCAGTGCGTTTTAGATTGTTTGTGCCGGTCGGCAGCGCGCGCCATGAGCGTAACCATTTCTGAGGACCGCCGTTATCAGCGTAAGTGGTCAAATCTAATGCGTAGATATTGCTGTTCTCAAAATCGCCGACAATAATCGTACCTCCAAAATTACATTGGCAATTGCCTCTGTTGCGGGTAAACGCACCGTTCAGAAACCCTGCGCGCTCATGCCATCCTTGCGTGGACACATCGTACACCCAAGTGCGGTCAGCCGTTGGAAAGTTCAGCACATAGAAGGCGTGACCGTCTTGTTGATAGGTGTAGCCTACTGCGTCAGACATATTGGCGTATTGCTGGATTTGCCATTCAATGGCGTGGGTGCTAATGCGTTGCCCGCTGTAGCCTTGTGAGCGATAAATAACGCCTTGCCCGCGCGCATCTTTGGCAAGCCAAAATATACTGTTATCCAACTTGGCAACAGAAAAGGCTGCCGCACAACCAAGTTCGTTAAACGCACCTTGGATGCGTGTCAAGGGAAAATCTGGCAGCCCTGCGTCGTACCAAACCTCAACAGAGTCAGTGCCAAACAACCATGCTTCGCGGTGGTTGACGTTAATAGCGACCAAGCCGTCAGGTGAGCCTTCAGCACTGGCAAAAGACAGCGGGTCTATTTGAGTGCCGTCGAGCAATTGCGTAACCCACACTTTTTGACTGTTTGGCTCGTTATAAACAAAATAGCCGTCAAGGTAGCCAACAGTAACCGCGCCCGTAAAGTCGGGATCAGTAATCTCAGCAAACGCGTTTGTAACCTCGTTATAGATATACGACCGCGGGTTGCACGCGATAAACAATTGTGTGCCGTTGTCCGCGATCGACACTTGCCCTGCTCCGCTAATGGTGCCTAATAGCGTGGGGGTGCCGGTCAAGCTGTTAAGTTTATAGAACTCATTGCCGGACGCAACATAAAAGTCTGAGCCATTTGTTTGATGTGCCCATAGCCCGCGAATAGGCCCTGTGCCTACAGATTGCAAAAACTTTAGCCCTGGCGCGCGGTTTAGAAAGGCGGGCTCTTTGCCACCTTCTGGAATAAGTTCTGGAAACAAATTGACCATGCGGTTATCCGCCGCATTAACGCTGCGGGCTACATACGCCGATCCTAAGATTGGAGTTTTCATACGTTACGCAACTACCGCACCACGGAATCCAACAACCCACCAGTCAGTACCAACAAACTGGAGCGTTACCGAATCACCAATATCATTAAACGTGATTGTGGTCGCACTTCCAAGGTTGGTCGGTGTCAAAACACCAGTATCACCACCAGCGGCTTCTGCAACATAAATAATTGTCTTGATTTGACCTTGTGCGCCATCTGCAAGTGTCAGTGCATTACCCGCAGCAGTTGAAGTAAACGCAGTAGTTAATTGGGTTACATTAACTGCGCCTGGGCCTGATAAGGCTTGCACTGCACCAATAATTGCGCCGTTAAATGTTTGATTTCCAGTAAACGCTTGTGCCGCATCGGTACGAGCAATCGTAGCGCTTGTAGCCGGAAACGTCATGGTGGTAGTGTCTGTTCCAGATAAGGTAAGACTATGGTTAACGGTAAATGTTTTGCTATCTGCAACCGCTAAAGTAGAACTAGTAGCAGGGGCTGTAATGGCCATTTTGTTAACGCTAGTAGCTGTAGCTACCCCCAACACGGGGGTTACCAACGTAGGTGTATTAGCAAATACTAATGCGCCTGTACCTGTTTCGTCCGTTACGGCGGAACGTAAATTAGCGCTAGAAGGTGTGCCCAAAAATGTAGCAACGCCTGTGCCAAGTCCACTGATGCCTGTAGATAAGGGTAAACCCGTACAGTTTGTTAATGCGCCTGATTGGGGTGTTCCAAGAATAGGCGTAGTTAATGTAGCATTAGTCAACAAGACTGTTCTAGTCATTTGTTTAGTAACGCCGCTTTGTTCTACAGGCAATAGATCAGTTCCCGCCGAGGTGGTGGCTGCTGGTAATTGGGGTATGGTTACGTTTGCCATAATTAATCCTAGTAGTTACCAGCAAAAATGTTAAAGCGTTGACGTGTCGCCACAATCGAATACGGTATCGACATAACGTCGTCTGGATTGTTGATGCGCTTGAGATTGCGCTTAGACGTCATAGCGATGCGCGACACTTGTGGGCTAGGCTCAACGCCAAACTCGGGGGCAAGCTCGCACGCCAAGTTGTATTTAAACGCGCGCAAATAGCCTGGTGGGAAAGCCAAGTTAGTAGCAAGTGTAGCTGGCTGCGTAAGTTCTGTTACCGATATGATATGCCACTCTAGCACCTTAGTAGGCACGGGGTACACCGTCATCGTAATGTCGGGGTAAGTCATGTTTACGAACATGACCTGTGGATAAGTTGACGTAACGGTTTTAACTGCAATACCGTCGTACTGCTGTTGATTGATTAACTTAATCCCGAATGAAATGCCAGAAGCAGGATCAAGAAAATAAGTTGCGTCATCAACCAAGATTGGGCGGTTTCCAACGAAATCTCCTGTAGGTCCTAGCGTCCGAGTCCTAAACCCAGGCACCCAAGAAAAGATTTGATCTTGCGTGGAATACACCGACAAGCGTTCGGTATTCCACGAATCAATCATCTGGTTAAGTGTAGTAAGCCCATCTTGCGCGGTTGCGGCCGAAGGCGTTTCATTCTCGGCAAGCACGCCAAGTAACTTTAGCGCCCCATTAATTTGATCACCGGCTGTTGTACTCATGGCTACTCCGCGGTTTTACGTTTACGTTTTAGCTCGTTTACCGGCTCCGCCTCGGGCGTACCCAAAGTATATCGTACCCAGCCGTTTTTTTCATCATATTCTGCTTCCAGACTCATGGTGGCGATCTTAGTACCATGAACTGGATGTTTAAGATAAATTTGCATTTTCTGTTGGCTCGTCTAATTTCTTTATAAGCAACGTATATGCCGAAATAGTAGCTTGAGCCTGAACCAAGAAGACTTGCGCCTTCTGTGATTCAGCCTCTAAGTCAGAGATTTCAGACAGCAAAAACTCTTTTGTAATTATCATATTAGGCGATTGTAGAAACCATAATATAGTAAGTTACACCACCGCTAGTTACAGGAATAGTATGTGTAGCTGCTGGAGTACCAACGGCTGCACGGAACACACCTGTTGTAGCCGCTGCGGGAAAAGCCGCAAAGTTACCGAGTGTGCCAGTGCCAGAGTTGGTTACACGCAAGAAAGACGCGTTAGACCAAGTACCGCCAGAAGCAATATCGGAATCAAGTTGTAACGCAGCAAGTGTGCCGCCTGGGTTAGTAGACGAACCACCAATAGTTGCGCGCAAAGCGTTAGCCGCACCGCTAATTGTGCCGCCAGTATTAATGGCGCAACTAATGTGAGCGCCGTTAATAGTTCCAGCAGTAGCACCGTTAGCACCAGTTACACGGGTCAAAAAACGTGCAGTTTCGCCTGAACCTGTAGAGGTAAAGGTTAAACGGCTAAAGTTAAGACGGGTGTCACCTGAAGTGGCTGAGGTTGTTGCATAAGCACCATTTAATACGCCTGAAGTATTAATTTCAATAGGCGCGTTAGAGGTACCAACTTGTACAGAATCAAGCAAAGGATCAGCGTATGCTACGCCAATCGGTTTATTATTTGCCATGTTAAAACTCCTTTATCAGTTCCAAAAAAAGTTAACCCCCCGCCCCGAAGGACGGGGTTGTTACATTAGCTAATGCGGTATGCAGTCCATGTTCCGTCGCCAGTCTTGCGCGCGCGGAAATGAGCCGAAGTATTAACAGTTACCGCAGCAACACCAACGATAGACCAACCAGTGCCAACAGCCAAAGTGACTGTATCAGAACCAGCAGCATCAATGTTGACAACAAAGAAGTCAAATGCAGAATTGACTTTTTGTGCGCTAGGCATGCCTGCTTCCAACAAAGCGACTGTTGGCAATGTTAGGTTGCCAGCAGCGCCGTCAAAAACAAACAGACCATTTTGGAGTTGTGCAGCCGTTGCAGTTGCTGCGGCAGCCAATGCAGTAGGTGCGCCCTGAACAAACATAATTGCTTCGTCAGTTGCGCCTGCACCGATTTGATAACCGCCTGTGCCATTAGAAAGTGCCATGATAAATTTCCTTAAAAAAAGTTACGAATGGGGGCCGAAGCCCCCACTGGTTTAGCCCCAGAGACGGACCGCAGTGATAGGACGGATGGCAGCGTAGCCATACAGAACGTCAATACGGCAAGGCAGACGGTCGTTGTTGATGTCGTACTGACGCACGATACGCAACGAAATACCGTTGTGGACTTGGCGCGAAGCCATGTCAACGCCCTGTGGCAACAACAAGTCAGCCGTAGCAAAGCTAATGGCATCCTTGTGGTAGACCAAGTTCTGTGGGTACGAAGTCAAAGCCGAACCCAACATCGTCACAACAGCACCGGCTTGTGGGAATGCAAACACAGTAGCCAAGGCGTTGCCAGCAGTAAACAGAGCTGGGCTAATGTCCAGAGTAGCTGTCGAAGAACCAGTGGCCACAGCAGTCACGGTGAACTGTTGAAGGCTGCCGGTCGATTGACGTGTCTGTGGGTTAACAGCGTAGACACCAGCGATGGTGAAGACGTCGCCCACGTTCCAGACTTTGCTTGAACCAGTGAAGCTGATTGGCAGAGTGTCTTGACCTTCAGTTGTGACAGTCGAAGTCACAGTGATGGCTGTGCCCCAATCGCCGTTCGTGTGGTTAGAAATGGACTGCGACATGTTGATCTCGTCCAGACCCAAAATGCCCTCGCCCATCATGCCGTTTTTGAACTGGCGGCTGATAGTGCCGGTTGGGTTAAACAAGCCTTTCATACCTTCGACTAGCCCTGCGTTGGCGGCTGGGTTAACAGTCGCGTAGCGTGGGCTCATTGGTGTAGCAAACTCGTTAAGTTTCTGGTTAGCTTGGAGCAGAACTAAAGAAGTTGCAGGCGTAGTGCCTGGGGTGCCTACCGAGTTAGCAATGCCTTTGTACGAAGTTGCAACGTCGGCGTCAACCGAAGAGGCAAGCTGCGAGACGCGAGGCTTAAGAACACGCTCTGCGAAATCGTCCAATTGCATGGTCAATTCAGCGGAAGTGAAGTTAACACCGATGTGCTTCTGGCTCGAAACAGTCAGAGTTGTGAACTGTTCGTTGTCGGCCTGAACTTGCAGGGCAGCACCGTCAGTGACCAGAGCGCGGTCGGGTAGGCGGATACGCAGAGTCGATCCGATCTTGGCACCTTCAACGGCGAACGAGTCGTCGTATTGGCGGTTTACGTTACGTGTGAGCACCAGGTTGTTCTCGAGGATTTCGAGAGACTTACGGGTGATCATGTCGATGGTCAATAAACTATTTGACATGGTAATTCCTTAAAAAGTAAGTTAGCGGTTACGTAGCGCTTCCTGCTTTTTAATCTGGCGCTGCCTTTCAGCTTCGATCCAATCCGAGGTGCTCATCGACTTGATGGAGCGTGGGTCGGTTGTATCATACGAGGGTGACCCCGTGCTTCTAGCAGTAACCGGACTAATAGGCGTTGGCGCCGATGAAGTCTTTTTTGTGGGAGGTTCAGCGGCCAATTTGGCTTCGAGCTTCCCAATTTCTTTGGCTTGTAAGAATGGCGATAAACGAGAAATCCGTTCAGCTTCTTTCGGATTTGCTCCTAAGTGGTATGCCACATCAGGACCAAGATCAGAAGCTTGAATGGTTTCGGCCATCACGCTAGTAATTGGAAGGTTGGGGTTGTAGGCGACTTGTTCAAAGTCGTCGTATTTCGACCGCGCTTCTTCTTCCTTGTCGTGATAGGATTCTAAGATTTCAGACTGTTGCCTTTGTGCCTCACGTTGTCTTAGTAGCTGATCGGCTTTTTGCGCAGCAAGTGCATCTACATACGCTTCGGTCGATTCAAACTGTTCTGGGACAACGGGGGCAGTCGGGGCTTGAGGTACTCTCTGAGCCTGTTCTCTTTCCCATTTACGTTGCTCTCTTGCAAGTCGTTTACCGATCATCGCGTCAATTTCAGCTTGGGAATACTTCTTTTCCTCTTGCTGTTCAACTTGATTCTCGACTACTTCCGGCGCTGAAACTTCAGGTACAGGTGTTGCCGTAACTCCCTGTTCTGGCGCGGGCACTTCCGCTAAGGTTACTTCTTCTGACATTTTGTCGATTCCTAAGAATCCTCGGTCTACTGGGCCGATACAGTTATACTGATTATAACAACAGCTACCATTGTTGCAACAATTGGTAGCACAAAGTCTAGGGCGCTTTTTCTATCCCATCCACGGGGTTCAAACCCACCGTACCAAGGCATATTTGCTCGCTTGCCATCGTAGAACTTTTGGATCACACGATACTCAGCTTGGGTATGCTCACGGGCGATAAAGAATGCAGAGCCAAAGCAAGCACCAGCAACCCAGTTGCCAGTTAGCAAGCCAATGATGGCCATGAATAGTAGAGCGTATGCGGAATGTTCAAAATGTTTCATAACTTTAACAATAATAGCTAATGTTTAAAATACCACTAGCAGATTGTTGAATAAAACGAATTTTTGTTAGATCGCCGTCGTATTGAAAAGGCACGCCCACCGCAATCGGCATACCAACAGAAGCCGTAGGAGCCACACCGTCGTCACGCCAACGCACCGGCGCACCTTCAGCAACAATTAAAGCTAACACGGGTTTGGCGTTTAAACCGTTTGGTGTCAAAGCTGGTACGGTCAAAGCAGCAGATGCGCTTAAGCTAGTAATTTGTTGATAACCGAAACAAGTAGTTACGGCTTTTAGGTTCATTGACATTCTAAAATCTCCGAGGTTGAGTAAAAGATCTTATGATAATTGGTGGCTCATAAGAAGCATAAGGAGGCGACAAACTAAAATTCCAACCATCGTTGTTTCCTGCGTCTGTATTTTCAAAATCAGTATACGCATTCCAAGAAGCACCGCCAACAGCGTTTATGTCGCGGATGTTTAAATCCGACACGCTGACTGTGCCAGATGCTTGTGACAAAGTTGCTTGTGTTCCTAATAATGTTGACTGCAAAAACTTTTGGCCTGTGCTAGATGCAACAAAACTACCAACAGTAGATGTTGCACCATCTTTAAGCTGAACAGTTCCATTGGTTATCGTGAACGCTCTGGTTGAGCCTTGAGTCAGCGCATCAGAAAACGCCCACGCCCCACCAACGCCGTTAAAAACAAGGGGAAAATCAAAAGTCTTTCCTGCTGTGGTGATTGTTTTTGTGCCGGAAGTAGCTGAAAATGTTATTGCGGCAGACCCAGCACCTAAAGTAACACCTGAGCCAACAATAAAATCGCCGTATATTAACTTTGACGAAGTGTTGCTAAACGTACCGCCAAAACCAGTCAGGTTAAGGTTGCCAATTCTTCCGTCACCCGTGTTGGTTTGAACAGTATCTGTTCCGGCGGTAATAGATAAGTTTATGGTGTTAGCTTCAGTCGGTAGACCAGTGCTAAACGCTCGTGTACCCGCCGCTCCTGCATAAGCAGCTTCAATTAACTTTGATCCAGATAAAGTTAAATTTGTTGGGTTGCTTGAAAATATTGTTGCGCCGCTTCCGGTCAAAACAATTTTACCTGTTCCAAAATCTAACGACCGTACATTGGTATTGCTTGTTTGTAAATCGTTACAAGTCCACGTATATGTACCTAAAGACAAAGAGCCTAGCGTAAAGTTAAACCGACCTGTATGCGTAAAGTTATTGCCAAGCACAAGACTTAATGTGCTGGAGTTTAAAGTAACAATTATGCACGTTGCGCCAGTCGTTGTGGTTGCTGTGCCAGTCCCAGAGTTTGCGTCAAAAAATGCGTTATCAGCCGCCCCAGGCACAGAAGCCCCACCAGCACCACCAGTTGTTGTGGCCCAACGT